AGCGAAGTTTTTAATTTATGGGTTGTTGTAAATGAAAAGCAAGAAGAATTGAATGAATTTATGTGCAATACTCCATACCATCAAGACATAGTTAAATATTGGGATGCTAACAAAGAAACAGACTGCATAAAAAAGGCTGCAAGGTTTCTTTATTTGACAAACTATGTATTTATGGGTAAAGGAACTACGCTAAAATTAAATGCTTCAAAAAATGAATTTTGCTTAACCCTAAATGAAAAATTAAGGTTTTGTAATAAGATGCTTATTGATTGCCAATTTTCAAATTTAGATTTTAGAAAGTTTATCCGAAGTATAAATTTTGTTCAAGATGGCAGGGAAGCAGAAAAAGAAACTTTGATTTATGCAGACCCACCATATTTAGAAACAGGGGATAATTACAGCCATTCATTTAAAGAAACTGATGCTGTTGATTTGTTTGATTGCTTACAAAATACTGGTGCAATGTTCGCCTATTCAGAATTTGACCATCCATTTATTTTAAGTCAAGCAAAAGAAAGGGGATTGAATGTAATAACGATTGGCGAAAGACACAATATGAAGAACCGAAGAACTGAAATTTTGGTAACTAACTACAAAAAACCAATGTCGTTATTTGACGGGGTGTAGCAGTTGCCGCTAACTACTCGCTAACCGATTAACATTAAAAATCAATAAGTTATGAATCAAGAAGTACAAAATATAGTACATTTTAAAGAACAGTATTTAAAGATTGTACAAGAATTAGTACACATAAGAAAGTCAATACCAATGACACAAGCGGAAATTTCTGACTGGCTAAAGGTTGATAGACGTAAAATAATTGATTTAGAAAACGGAAATATAAATATATCTTTACTTTTAACTTATGCCGACAAATTAAGTATTGATATTAAATTTAATTATGTAATAACCTAAGTGCATTTATTGTGCTGATTAAAACTACTTAATTAAAACCATCCCACCTAAAACGCCTGGCCCTAAGAAAGCTAGGTTTTTTTATTTTAGTTTGTCTAATTGAATTTGTTTGTCTTTAGAGCCTATTGAACTTCCAAAGTAATAACCTATCACTCCCATTGAAATAGTTGTTAAGCTGCCAATTATACCGCTTACTAATACTTCTTTGTGTGGCTCTAAATCTTTAAATATAATAATGTACCAAAATATAAAGGTACTGCCTAAAACTAACAAGGCTAATATAGGTGTAATAATTTTATTTAATAAAGGTGCTTTATCACTTGTCGCAATATCAATCTCACGCTTACGGGCTGAGTCCATTTCTTTCTGTTCAATATCCATTTGCTTAGTTAATTCAAGTTCCATTAACTGAGTGTGTTTATTAGCTTCTTCAATTAGTTTTAATTTAATAGCTTCCTTTTCTTCTTTAGATAAAGTAAACTCATCAACTGTATTGCTAATTGTTTCTATTAATTTAGAGCCACCTCCTGCTAATATGTTTGTTATGAATTTTGGTAAAGGCATATTATATTTGTTTAGGGTTAGCTTATTTTAAGGATTTACAATATATAATTTATCAAGTCCAGTGAACCTACAATCCATGTGAGTCCATCCGTTTGTCATTGTTTTATTTTCAAGAGTAGTAAGACCGGCTGCCATAAATACTTTTTCATTTGCAACGATCGTATCATAAACTTCATTGCTTGGGACAACACGAGTACGGCCACCTTTATAAAAAATCACAACGTTAATATCTTGCGCATTAGTGCTACCTCCAACGTGTTGGCTTAACATTGCTGTTTTTTTTCCGCTTGCTATTTGGTCATTAATATATTTTACAGTTCTTAAACCTCTGTTGTTAAAAGTTCCACCAAGCATTTTAGTATGGTAGTCGTTAACCACGATAACTACTTTTTCAATAGTTAGATCCTTTGATTTGTAGAAATCATTAAAAAATTGATCTGTAAACTTATACAGCTTAACGATATTATCCGAAACGAACTGCCACGATTTTTCACCGTATTGGGCGAATACTTCTTTTGATACAAATGTTCTTACGTCTAAACTCATTTTTTATCTTTTTTTTCAATTACTAATCCTTCGTTCTCCTCAGGCTTTTCAAACTCCTTACTAATATGCGGCTTGAATTGTCTGTCCTCCATGGCGCCTACTCTATAATTTAAAAATGAAAGTGATTAATAATTAAACTTCCTACCCATTTAGCAGCCAAAGCAACAAAACCACCAAAAGTAGCCCAAGCCCCAATAGTTGCCTTTCTTACAGCTTGTGAGGTTTCGTATTTTATTTTAAATTCAGAGAATGATTTTTTTAATTCCGCAACCTCTGAAACTAAACCTTTAGCCCCAGTACCCTCATCATTATGTAAATAATTCAATATTTTATCTACATTTCTTTTTAATACTTCAACGTCTTTGTCTGACATAAACTTTATAATAAGATGTTAATACGGTTAAAATTATCATTATAATATCAGTCCATGTAAAATAATTGCAGCTAAAAAAAACTCTATCTACAATATCCGAACACGCAAAACCTAATCCAATTAAACATATAAACTCACTAAATAAATTATGTTTAAGAGTTGTTAAATACAAAGATAACCCAAATATTAAGGCGTATAAATTAGTTCTTAATGTCCACCATTGAACTAAATCAATAGTAAAATAATCACAGATTAAACCATTAAATACAAATAAACTAACTACTAATATGGAAATTAAATTAGCCATTAGTAAATTGGTTTTGTTGGGTATCTTTTATCAGGGTTAACCGTATCGGAAATAACGTTTAATGCAGTTTGAAAATTAGGCGTTGGGTAAGCATCAAATACTTGGTCACATATTTGCAAATCTGCATCTGATCCACCGCCCTCTAAGTTCTCAATAGATTGTGCAAACGCTCCTTTTAAAACGTAATTGTTTGGTAACATACTATAAATAGTATTTAGTACCGCTATTGCTTTTGAATAAGTCATAATTAATTATAATATTCTTTATACTTTGGTTTAGTTTTATATCTTTTCTTTTCTACAATGTCAAATTTAACCCTAATAATCAAAGCACCACAAGCCGAACCCCAAGCCGTCATTCCCATATCTAAGTTAGAATAAACACCTCTATCCATATTTCTATCCCATACAACCTCTTTTAATATTCCTGCCGTTGTACCTGCTACAAATCCAGTTAAGGCACTTAGGAATGGTCTATCAGTCATTTGATTGGTAACTTCTGCTGTTAGTACCGTTATGCCAAACCCAGCGTAAAAGTGTTTAGTCTTATCGTCTATTTGTGCCGTAAGTCCTAGACTAAATAACAATAATATGCTTAATATTTTAACCATTAATTACAACTTGAATGTTACTTTTAATTTGATTGCCCTGAAATTGACCGCTAATAACTAAAGAACAATTATGTTTTTTAGACCAATTGCCTATTAAAACGTCTAAATCTTTACTAGCCGTTTCAACTTTCTTTTGTTGTTCCGCTTTAATTAATTCCTGAGCTGCATCTAATGCGCTCTGTTTATTTTTTATAGTTGTTTTCATGCTGCTAATATAATAAAAATTAATTATTAAAATCCACGATATCCAGTCGAAGTAATATAAATACTTCCACTTGTCATTGTTGTAGGTATTAAAAAGTTAGTTATCATATTTGCAATCCCTCTTAATGGGTTTGGAAAACCAATTAAAATAGTTTGTGGAATCCCAGTTGCTCTAAAGTGTTGTTGATATAATATTCTGTAAACGGTAGTTCCTGTATAAGCTACTGATGGCACTACGTTAGCACCTCCAATAGTAAGTGCAAAGTTGAAAGTAGTTGCTGAGCCTACCGAAGTTACATAATAAACAGTATTTGTGCTTACACCTGTACCACCTGCTAATGATGTAAATACAACTGAATCACCAATCTTTAAATCGTGTGAAGTTGATGTAGTACACAATCCTGTTGTTATTGCTATTGATGAAACTGTTAATGCTCCATCTAATATCCAAGCCACTCCGCCTGTGCCAAGTGAATCTGTTGATATTGCTAATTGACTTATGTAATTTCTAACACTTGCAGTTCCACTTGCAGGAACAAATTGTTGAACGGTTACGGTACTTGCAACGGTTGAAAAGTTAAAGTTATAATCTAATTCGGCTGTTCCGTATGGCTTTATAACTACTTGTTGTCCTGTTGTCGTTGGAGCGCCACCTGCATCACCAGCCACTAAAGAAACATCAACTGTTGCAATAGTAGTAGGTACAACTTTACCAGCTACATAAACCGGATTACCTGAAACGGCAGCAGAATGAGCGGCAGTTCCGGCAGTATTACTTGCCGTAATAGTTCCTGTAACAGTTGTACTTGGAGCAGATAAAACACGAACAGGCAAACTATTATTTAAAGATTGAATGCGAGTTGAAACTAAAGATACTTGCGAGGCAATATAATCTTCAATACGAACCATTCCAATAGTCCAAGTTATACTTGATGCTGGAGCAGTCGTTCCGTTTTTCGCTCTAATTTGCACGTACAGATTAACGTCCGGTTCTGGAATATTAGTATCCCAACTTGTTCTATCTGTTAATGCAGCACCAGCAACTAAAGTTTTATCAGCTAAAGAAGAAACTCCATTTTCAGTATTGATAGCTACTAAATGAGATGATGTGGTTGTGTTTATGGTAGCCGTTGCAGCCGTATTTTGCCAGCCTTTACGTCTAGTATTGAAGGCCGCATTTGTTGAATTAGTTCCGTTATAAACTAATTCTATTTTATTATAACCGGTTAAAGATAAAGTTCCTGATCCACTTGCCGGATAACCAGCTACGGTAAAGCGAATAGTATTAGCATTCGGAATAGATGCTATAACACCTTCCATTGGAATGCCAACACTTGACAAAGCACATAAATCCATTCTTTGCCCTACGTTTTCAGCTGTGAATCCATGAGCTGTTTTAGTTACGTCTACCGTTGTAGTGTTTACAATGTTATAAGATAAAGTGTCCCCGATAACATCAACTAACTCTATAAAAAAGTTAGTGTTAATTATCCTGCTAGATAATGTAGTAATTTGTTTTAATGTTTGTGCTGCGTTTAGTTGATAAACGCCACGAGCAACAAATTCAGCATTGGCAGTTGTTCCGGCTGCAATAACTAAATTTCCTGCACTTTGCGAAATTGTCATTCCAGCACCGGCAGCAATTTGAGTAAATTCAGGAGTCAACAATCCACTACCTACCTGAGCAAAAGAACAGTCGTTATATTTTTGTGGCGCTTGTCTTATTGGTAAAGATGGCGTTGCATCTGTTGGTTGGTCTACAATAGCAGTTGATAATCTATCTTTTACAGCAGTAAGAATTACCTCCTGCTCGGTTGATAGAGTTACAGGCATACTGTTTGCCGATGTTGCTTGTCCGTTTGGATTATTTGGATAATATGTCATTTTCTTAAATTATTTGCCAATTAGTTCCATCACTAATTACAGTAAACGATGTGTTTAATACGCTTGTAACTATCGTTAAAGAACCATCTATTGTTTGAGAAGAAGTTGTATTAAT